TTTTGTTAAGTCTTGTACTTCTTTTCCTTTGTGGACAGCCTTTTTAATAAAGTTAAATGCCTGGTTAGCTGCTGCAACCGCTGCTATTATTTCTGCTGGCATTTTAATACACCTTTATTCCATCCTCATTTGGATTAATTAATATTGGCTTGCAATATGTCGTTATTACTAGAGTGCTTGGACTTCCTCTGCGTCTTAACTTGGCAGCAAAACTGTTACAAGTGTCAACGCTCCGAAAGCACATAGCCTCAGAGCAGTTATCGTTAGCTACCTCTAGGCCACCTATGGTCATAATTAAAACGAATACGTGAATCACTCATTCTACTCTGGCTCTGTCGGCCAATCATCGTCTGAAAGATTAGGGAAGTCTGCGTGAGTCGTGATGTCCCTAAGAGCTTGTCTGTAGGTAGCCATCTCGGTAGACATAGTAACGTCTGACATACCCATCCAATCTGTCTCCGCTAGTTTGGTATTTCTAGTAGTTCTAACACCCGCCGCCGCAGTTGCATCGAGTTGTGCCTGATACGCTGCCTCATGCTCTGCCTTAGTTGTGGTTACGCCGTCCTCTGTTGTGTCGGCAAACATATCTGTTTCTATGTAAGCCTCTACCCAGTTGCCGTTAGCGTCCTGCACTGCGCCATTACGACCAACCTGCTTATAGGCTGCGCTTGGTTCCGGTTTGGGTGCTGCGAGTACAGGGTCTATCCCTAAGAACTCGCAAGTGTCTGCATCCCATACTCGCGGGAGGGATGTGTTGCTGTTGAGCTTGCGGATTTGTCCTTGAGTTAAGACTTCGCCGCTTGATTGCACTCTGTATTCCATAGTTGATATTCCTATGCGTATGACCATTCATTATTAAAATTATGCCTGCATCTCCACTGGATGGTAACAGCAGGGATTCCAAGCTCTTTTGAAGCATCTGTTGTAGAGCCGAACTTGCCAAAAGGACATATGACCGTTTTTGCTTTGTAATTATTACTGCCGCCAACTGCAATAGACATTTTTGCTTTAACCTCTGGACGATGCATTGGGTTGTTTTCTCCTGCCACCCAAGGCTTTGGCTTTCCTGCTTGCGCAGCACTCATTTTTTGTTTTGTCTCATCAGATAGCACTTTACCTAAATTGCCATCTCTGACGTTTTGTTTGCCTTGTCCGATAAAAATATTTTCTACGCAGTAAGAGCCTGTGTCTCCAATACGACACATACAGTATTTATCTGCTCCTCTTCCGCGTAAATACCACTTACCTGACGTTTCCCATACTTTTAACCATTCTTCAAATGTAATACAAAACTTAATACTGCGTCTCTTTGCATTGTTCTTTTGAGCATTGTACTTCTTTCTTGCGTCCTTTGTGTCAATCATAGCTATCTCCTGTTAGGTTATAGCTAGATAGTATATCATGAAATGGCAAGGAAGATGTAAGTCCCGCCACTGGCGTTAAGCGCAGCAGGAGCAGATGAGGTTACTGTAAAGCCACTGGATAGAGGGTCTATGTAGTCCGTAGACGTTACCTCTGCGGCTGTGGAGTTTAGTAAGAGATACGGGTCGTTACCTGCAACAATACCTCTCTCGCTGTCCCAGACGTACCAATCGCCAGTAGAGTCTGTACGCTTGATAAGAATAAATCTAGCACCTGCCGAAAAACCACAGTCTACGTCTACGTTACTGCCTGTGCCTGTGTAGCTGCCTACCTTGCTTACTCCGTCTAGTGTGGCGAAGAGATAGGCTATGTAATTTTGACCGTTTTGCGAGCCATTATTCCCGCCGCCCCCAAGAGTAAATGTTGTTTCGCTTGGACTTGTGCTATTCCAAGTGTTTAAACCAGTAAGAACGGCTGTTGTGTTAAAAATTAAAGCTGATGTGTTGCCTAATGCTGAGTGATAAATCATCCAGTTTTCATTACTAGTACGGCTTTTTAATATCATCATTTCAGGCACAACGCCAAGATTATGGCTTAAAACAGTCGGTGTTGCCCCAGTACCAGTATAAGCCACCACATCAAAAAAGCCTGTGGCGCGTTTGAACATCCATGAGAATACGTCTGTATTTACGCCTGTGTCAGAGTTCCACCCATCCATATAGTCCCAGTTCATTTCTGAATCAGGAGCTTCTGCTGCGGTAGAGCTTGTGTACAGAGTTCTAGTACCAGTTAATCTTGAGCCAAACTTTCTTGCGTAGTCTCCACCGCCCGGACGATAAATTCTAAAAGCAGCATCTACTACGTCAAAAGAAGCAGGGAAACTTGGGGCAGTTGTTCCGGTGCGAGTAGAAGCAGCAAAAACCTCAGTCCCAGACTCAGGAGTCTTCATTGGTCTGCGGATGGCTATGTAGATGTGGGTTTTACCGTTTTCATTAACAACATTGCTTGTTGTTCTTGCTTCAAAGCCTGTTGCAGTTAAGTTAATGTACGAATTAGTTTCCTCTGCATCTGAGCTGTTAGGTTTTAAAAAGCTATCATCACCTGCGTTGTGGGCAACAATACCCCGCATACTATCTAATAAAACCCAATTTTCAGATGAGCCTGCGTTTTTAATAAGCACCCATTGAGGTTCAAAACCACAATTTATTACCGCAGGGTTGCTTGTGCTGCCTGTACCCGTATAACTCCCACACTTAATAATACTCTCGCTGCCATCGTCTCCAAAGCCTCCTGCGTCTGAGGCGAATAGGTAGGCTACGTAGGTTGTTCCTGAATCATTAAAGCTGCTTCTTACTGTAAAAGAAGAGCTAGAAGTGCCTACAACCATATTAAGAATGCCGCCAATAGCACTTGTTTGATTCAAGGCAAGAGCTTCAAAAGCACCTGTTCCTGCTCCTGTGTGATAAACAGGCCAATCACTAGTTGCGCTTGTTTTTTTCATGATTATAGAAGCAGGGGTGCTGTTTAGCGAGTGGCTTATAACCCTATCGCCAGAACCATCCCCAGTATAAGTCACAACATCAAAGAACTTCTCAGCCTTGCGGAATGTCCAAGAGGCGTAGTCAGTGTTTGCTCCATTAGATTCACTGTAAGCTCCTCCGCTATAGCCTAATGTAAACCCATCAGAGTTAAAAGATTCTAATTCAAAAGATCCTGTATTAGCTCCGCCAGTCGTTAAGTTCGTTTGTAGCAAGTTTGAGTTTGATGCAGAATATAAATCTGTTGTGTAAAGTCTATGGTTAGTTGCACCATCTCTATTTTTAAGCCAAACCAACCCGCCCTCGCCATCAAGGTCAATGCCGTTGGTTATAGTCTGTGAAGTACCATTGCCGTCATACAAATAAGTCGAGAAGACATCCTCAACGTACAGAGACTCACCTGCATTACCTGCCGCTGCTTGTAGTAATTTCTTATTACTTGGCATTTTAAATCCTCTACGCTAACGCGAGTCCGGCAACAAAGCCGTACCAAGTAGTACCGCCGTCACAAGTAATAAAAACCAATACATCAGTTCCAGATGCAGTAAGCGTAGGAGCAGTAGCGGAAGGCCAATCGACTGAAGCAGGCCAAGTCTGAGCAGCACTCCCGCCATTAACTAATTTGAGACTAAAACTACAAAGCTCGTCACTAGCAGTTGGATTAGAAAACGTCCAGGTAGTAGCACCTGTTGTGGTAGCCGTGACTGAGTTGCCTAGTGTTAAGTCAATCGTTGTAGCACCTGTCGCGTTTCCTAGTGCGTTAGTAATCTCGCCATAGTCTTTTAAGTTAATTGCTGAAACTGTTTGGTCTGCGCCTGTTACCTCGCCGGCAAGCGTCATTCCTGTAATCGTTGGGGCTGTCCCTAAGACAACCGCGCCTGTTCCAGTTTTTGATGTAACTCCTGTGCCGCCGTTAGCGACAGGGAGTGTGCCTGTAACTTCAGAGGCAAGATTTATAGAAGTAGCTGTAGGAGCTACTGCTACCCATGCAGAGCCTGAATAAACCTTCATTTGATTTGATGCAGTATTGAAGTACAAAGCACCTGTTAGTAAAGCATTGCCATCATTGTCTACAGTAGGGTCAGATGATTTGTCACCTAAGTAACGGTCATCAAAATTATCATAACTAGCTGCTGCGTTGGTTGCAGAAGTTGAAGCATTGCTTTCAGAAGTCGCCGCATTTGAAGCTGACGTTGCAGCATTTGATTCAGAAGTTGCAGCATTTGCTGCACTTGTAGCAGCAGAAGTCGCGCTGCCTAAAATACCGTCTACATAACCTTTCCTGGTTAAGTCATCATTAGCAGAAGGTGTAGCAGTTGACGTAGCTTTGTTAGAGCCTAGAACAATATTGCCTGTCATCGTACCACCAGCTAAAGGAAGCATGGTGTCAACATAGGCTTTAGTAGAAGCATCTGTACCCGCAGCAGGAGTACCAAGACCTGTAATTTTGTTAGTGCCCATAGCGATAGCACCAGTCATAGTGCCACCAGCAAGAGGTAGCTTAGTTGCTATGGAATTAGTAATAGTGGTTGAAAAGTTAGCGTCATCACCTAAAGCGGCGGCTAACTCATTTAAGGTGTCTAATGCAGCAGGAGCAGAGTCAATTACGTTAGTTACTTGAGTATCTACATAACCCTTAGTTGCAGCGTCAGTATTAGAAGACGGAGCTGCTAAATTAGTTAAGACAGTATCTGTAAAGTCTACAGTTCCATTAACTACCAAATCGTTAACAGTGGTAGTACCACTTGAGGCAGTAAGATTACCAGTTACGTCACCTGTAATATTTCCCGTAACATTACCTGTCACGTTACCAGTTACATTGCCTGTTAAAGCTCCAGCAAAATTAGTATTGGCTGTGATTAAAGTACCAGTTATGGCTTGAGGCGTAGAGCCACCAATTACCATGCCGTTTAATGTACCGCCCGTTAGCACAGCATTAGAAGAACTAAAACTTGAGTTAGCAACAACAGTACCAGTAGCCGTAATATCTCCAGTTGTAATTGAAGATGGATTAGTGCCAATCTCAATAATTGTTGCGCTGTTATTCTCAGTAAAGAGTCGTTTGTCTGAGGTATTTACAGCAAGCTCACCTTGAACTAAATCTGAAGCCAAAGGTGTGGCTGACGCGGTTGAGGAAAACTTAGTAATAATTGTTGCCATTTATTTCACCACTTAACTTTATCTGCCCAGTAAGCTGCGGAACATTTACCTTTAGCAATGTTTTTTGCGTGACGCGCTTTAAAAGACTTTCTTCTAGCCTTTTCTGATGCGGTTTTAGGATTCTTGCCAGCACCTTGAACGCCCTGCTGACCAAAGCGAATTGTCTTAATACTACCATCCTTACATTTAGCTACAACAACGTGGCTTTTAGTAGGGTGGTTAGGAGTCCTCTTAGGTTTATTAAAACCAGAAACACCTATTTTTTTTAATCTTGGGTCTTTTTTCATAATAAGAAGTCAGGGGGCCGAAGCCCCCTAACCTATCCTAACTTATCTTAACTTATACGTCAGGGACACAAAGGATGAAGCCAGCCTCTGGACGATGTGCCTGAACACCATAAAGGGTGTCAGCAGTGTACAGAGTTGACAAATACTCTTGCTTGTACTGAGTTTGTGAGCGAACGCTCATTTGCTCTGCCAAGACAAGGGCATCTTTGTGGATGAGATAAGCACCGCGAACATCCGCAGCGCCAGTAGCGTTAGAACCTGCGTCTTCAATGAGAGGGCAGTTAGAAGAGACATAAATGTCAATTCCATAAACTGAACCAATCAAACCAGACTGGACAGTTGAGCCTTCACGGAAATCAGCAGATACATAACGCTCAGTACCCATGATTGCAGAACGCAGCGCAGGTGGAATAATAAATGCGCGGTCACTCATAGGAACATCAGCATCGTCCATAAGCTTAATCAACGCACGGAAGCCAGCATCTGTAAATACGTCAGCAGCTACAACAGTGTCATCAGCATAAGCAGTCAGACCATTAGAAGCATCAACAAAGAACGTATTTGCACCTTCCCATGCTGTACCAGTACAAGTACCAGTAACAGGAACAGTCAGGTCAAAAGTACCACTACCAAAACCAGTACCAGCGCGGAACAAGTCATCATCGACCTGCTTGGCTAGAGCGTAACCAGCATCTTCAGTGTAGAACTGACGAAGCGAGGCAAGAGCCTGTACTTCAACAATGTCTTCAATCAGACGAGAATACTCGTAGTGACGGTTAATAGTAACAGTAGTTTCACTTTCCAGGTTAGCTTGCATAGTTACAGCAACAGCTTCTGCCTTAGCATTAGCGGAGCCGCGAGTAGGCTTAGGAAGGTGGATAACATCACCCTTGTTGCCAGACATTGTCATTGTCTTAACAAGAGGAGCCATTTTTAAAGATTTTTGATATGCAGCAATAACTTCGTCCGACCATATTTCAGGTACAAAAGTTCCCGCTGCGGTTTTGTCTACGGTTGCGTTTGCAGTAAAAAACGCACCAGAAGTTTCATTAGCCATGTTTAATTTCCTTTATCTTACACGCTTCTCCGCATACGCCCGACGAATTTCGGGTTCCATGCTTTGATAACGCTTAGGGTTAGTCTTCATAAGTTCAATAATATCTGCCCTTCGATAAATCTTTTTAGATGGGGTTTCAGAACTACCTTTAGCCCCGCCAGTAGAAGCCTTTTTAACAGCATCCTTTCTAGCATCTTTCTCGTCTTGAACAGCAGATTGTGACATCTGCCTAATCTGTTTCCATTGAGAAAACAAATTATCAGCAGCCCTACTGTCATACTGTTGGTCAGCGCGAGTTAGAAGCTCAACGCGAATTTCATCACTTTTTACCCAATTAATAAAATCTGAGCTTTGAATAATTTCTTGCGCGTCTGGATGTTTGTTAATCAACTCCTGCTTGGCCTGGTCCTGTCTAATACGCAAAGTATTTTGTTGAGCCTCCTTAATAACAGGATGGTTCGCAATCTTACTTTCCATAGCTTTGTCAGGGTCAGCAAAAAAATCTATTTCTTCAGCAGGTTCAGGTGCTGTTGTTTCCGACTGTTTGAGAATGAAGTTATCTACCACCTTTCGTAATTCGCCAACTTCAGCTCCTTGACTTCCCAATCTGCTTTCGGCTTCTTGGTGCATTTTGGCTACTTCAGCTATTGTTTTACCTTGGTACATTGGTGAAAGCTCTGCTTCCCCTTCCGAAGTGACTTCTTCTTGGACAGGTTCTTCCACGCTATTTACTTCATCTACCTCTACTTGGTCAATTAGTGTTGCCATTATTAAACTCCGTTAAGACCGATTCTAGCTACCCTTCTGGACTATTGTTCGGCTGCCTTACGTTCTAATTCCATCTTTTGCTGTCTGGAACGAACCCACTTGTCTGTTGCACCTGGAAAATGTCCAGAAGCGGGGTCGAGACTACACCTAACAGCAGAGATGACTCGCTTTGCTACCTCACCACATTGAGGACAATCAATCTGTTTTGTTTCACGTGGAACAAGTTTTTCATTTACATGACCACACTTGCACAAAAAATCAAACAGAATCATTGCTATCCTCTGCATAATGTTCAACGGTAGACTCCATATTAAGCATAAAGGCGAGGATATTTAATTGTCCTTTACGGAAATATAAATCCTCGTTGTCCTTTGTTACTTCTACAGAATTTATTTGGAGAGCATTATTTTTTAGCTCTTCCATTAATAATTTCCAGCCCTCTGTACGAAACGTATCTTTAAGAGCTTGGTAATGTTTTTCTTCCTCTCTTTCCACCCTTTGACTCCTTATCAGCTTCCTCTAGCTTTTGGATTCTTTCTTCTAAACCTTTAACGATTCCATTAATCTGATTTAGAATGTTCTGCATCTCAGTGTTAGTAATCATTATGACAAAGCCTTAGCCGTTTCTAGGTTAAGCCTTCTTTCCTCCAATAGTTTGTCAGTTACCTTCATTCGCCTTTCAAACTCTTTATCATCCTCATTACCAGCCTTTAAGTTTGTGGCAACGGCCTTAATCCTATCGTTCTCAAGTTCAACAGGAATAGCCTTAGTTTCTTGAGCAATCTTCTCGGCTCTGGCCTGAGACTCCATAGCTTGACCATTAAGAGCGTTAGTCTGAGACTGCTGAAACTGTAACTGTACTTGTTGTGCTGCTTGAGCTGCTTCTTGAGCCTGTGGATTAGGCTGTGAGGCTTGTTGGATAACTTGAATCAATTGCTCTCTATTGGAGATGTTCATGTTATCTATAATTGATTGTATTAAAACTGCATACAAAGGAGAGTCTGAACCCATAGTTTGTAACAGTTGCACTAGCTGAGTTACTTCATATTCTCTTGCAATTATTCCCAAGGAGGAGGTAACTTCAAACTTATAATCGTTAACAGGGTACATCTCAGGCTCAAACTGCATATACCTGTGTGCCACTTTTGTTACGAATGGTATCAAAAAAGACTCTTGGAAGTTAATAAGAGTCCTTTTGTGTCTCTTAATAATCGCCCCAAGGGACATTGAGATACCAGCAGCGGTAGCCTCACCGTTAATAGAGCCAGGTATTCCAGCAGAATCTATAGCTCCAGTAGCTGTTTGTACCATCTTTTGAAGTTGTTCAGCTTGGGCAAAGGTAATTTGAGAGACTTGTCCAAAGTTAAACGGCTGCAATACTTCTCTGGGGTCGCCGTTAGTCAATAGTATCTTACCAGGACGAACTTCTGGCTTTGCGCCCCTTGGTAGACGGGTAGCGTCCATTGCCATCATAGGATGTACAGTTAACGCTAGAGCGTCTATTCTAGCCCTTAATTCAGCATCTAGTGCTTTTTGTGAGTTGTATCCTTTTTCACATACACCTCTACCCCAGAATCTTCCTGGGACTATATCCCAAGGGAAGGCTACGACAGGTCTATCGCCCATCATGTAGGGGTTTCTTTCTACTTTAAGTAGAGTTCCCCCATTAGCAATAACAATAATACACTCAATGTAATGACCATCTTCCTCTTCAATCTCAAAGTCTTCTTCATCTTCTACAAGATATTTAGGAACTAGACCGTAGTATTTAGTAAGACGAACCTTATCATCAGGCTGGTCAATTAACTCAGGGTCAGGGTCAAGGTCGGTATCATTATAAGCTAGGGTGATGTCCACGTCCTTGTAAACACCACTTTCCTGTAGAAGTTCTACTTGGTGATATGGGACAAATTCATCAACCGCAACGCCAAGAGCCTCTTCAATAGAAGTTGCTACGGGGTCAATCAAGAAGTTTTGTGGGAGGATTGGGCGAAGTTTACAGACTGTTCTGTCTGCTATGTTTACTCCTACTGCTTGCATCTGTCCTTCCATTATTGGTTGGGATGCAGGTTTCATTTCTTTTTCTTCTTGCAGAACTATTTCTGCAACGCCAGTTCCATAGACTGCGGCGTTTATTAAGCACTCAGCAACACTTTTTCTAGCTTTGTTTTGCTGAAAGTCCCTATAAAGCTGTTCTCTAAGAAATACAACATCTTGAGGCTCACCATCCCTCAAATCATCCTTAATATCAAAGAATCGTCCTCTTCCAAATGTAGCTTCTTCAATTTCAGCTACTGAGGATTCAACCGCCTGTTGTAGTGCGGGAGATATAATTTGGCTTCTTTCTGAGTCACGAGTCTTATCTTCTGCGGAAAATTGCCCCCTCCACAGACGGTTATATTCTTCAAACCTATCCTGGTAGTTATTGTCAAAGTGGTTACGCCATGAGTTGCATTGCTCCATAACCCAATCTTCAACGCTTTGTAGAATTGTAAACTCTTCTTTATTAAGCATATTAGTAACCAGCTACCATATCGACCACATCAAAGTGGTCTTCTTCAAAGTCATACGAATAAGAGACGTTAGCCAACTGGTCTATGTAGGCCAAGGCATCTACCATGTCATCGTGTGTTAGAGCGTCAGGAAATTGAAATAGTTCATCCATAAATTGAATATTCCATTCACCTTTGCTAAGGTTAATGAGACCGTTCTCAAATCTTCCTTGTAACGCCCACATAACTCTATCGGTTTTCTTCTTGTTTCCGTGGGTTAGCTCTTCAACCCTAAAGAAACGAGAATACTTCTTCATTAAGTCAGTTAATGGAGACATTACAGCCTGACGAGCTATACCCTTCTCTATTCCTACAGAGATGGGTTGATAGTCTCTAACAGCTTGAAATATCTTCTGAGCAGTTTGGTCTAAAGACCATCTACCCGTAATTATATCCTTAACCCACCATCCTTGGCTACCCACCTTTACCACGGCGATAGATGTGTTGTCAAGATTTTTAGTTTTGTTTTTCTTCCCAACCTCCTCAAAGCCAGCTAAGTCAATGGCTATATAGTAATCGCCATCAGGCTCTTCCTCTGAAAACTTAACCCAAGACTCCTTGAACATCTCGGAGCCACGGGCCTCAAAGGATGCCATGAACTCCTGCCTAAAGGCATAGGAGGACATAGACATTTTAGCTTGGTCAATCTCGCTTTTTTCTAAAAGATTATTATCATAACTAGTGTAATGCCATGCTTTGAAGTTTGGGTCGCCACCTAACTCGGCTTGTTTGTAGAAGTCATAAAAATGGTTTCTACCCATTGGGGTTCCAATAAACAAAGCACTTGCCTGTAAGTCTGACAGAGCTGGGCGTAAAATCAACTCCCATACGTCAGGCTTCATGTCTGCGTATTCATCTAGTACAAGGTAGGCTAGGGAGACACCACGCATTGTTTCGGGTCTATCAGCTCCCTTTAGAGAAATAGTAATCCCATTAATTAGCTTAATCTGTAAATTATTGACGTGGGAGCCTTCAACCATGTCTCCTCCCAGCTCTAGGAGGAGGTTCCACATGATATCTCTGGCTTGGCCTTGAGTGGGTGCTACATAGAATATGTGGCCTTTAGTAGCTTGTAAGGCGTTGACTAGAAGCAAGTAAGCCGCAAGACGGGATTTACCTGTCCTACGGCCTGCTGCGACCACTTTAAAGCGGGTAGAGTCATTCCAAACTTCTTGCTGCCAATTTAATAGGTTTATATCTAGGTTCATTTAGGCTTCTTTACTTTTTTCTTTTTAGCCTTTTTCTTCATACCGCCGTAAGAACCACCGTAACCAGGCATAATTATCTCCAGTTTGAACGTGCTTTGTTTTGAGCTTTTTTGTTTAGCTCACCGTAATGAAAGAGCTTAACACTAGAACTTGTGTGTTTAGCCCCAGAATGTAACTCGCCATTGGGCATTTTGTGAGAACCACCTTTATGGAGACTTCCATCTTTTTTGTAGTGATTAACGCCTTTCATCAGGATATTCTCCATGTTGAATCATGTGTGCTATGTCTAACGCTCTCTGACCCACCTGAGAGGCCCACAGAGAGTTTAAAAACTCCATTGAGGCCTCTGGGTAGTCTTTTGTTTCCATCAGCTTAAGGGCCATTTTAAAGCCTCTGAGACGGGGTAAGCCAATATTGAAGCAAATATTAATCATTGCGTCTTTACGGACTCTATCTAAATCATCATAA